AATCAGCATCAATCGCCAGCAACAGGCCATGGCTATCGCTGCCGGAAAGTCTGGCGCAACTAAGCGCGTCCTGGCGCAACTGAGACGCACGATGGCTGAACTGATCGACGAGCGGAATTGGCGGGCGGATATGCAGGAGCTGCCATTTTGAATCGGCCGCGCGTCCGTCACGCGCATAAAAAAGCCCGCGGCTAGGCGGGCTCGGTGGAACAGGAACGGAGCGAATGATAGCAAACACAACAGAAGCGGCAAGTGGGTATGCCGATTTCATCGGGCGCAAGTTGTCGCTTGTGCCGCCGACCGGAATCACGGGCGACGTGGTTCTTCCGGCGAACATGAAGGAGCATCAAGTCGCACTGACTCGCTGGGGCCTGCGCCGCGGACGGGCCGCGATCTTTGCCGACACCGGGCTTGGCAAGATGCGCATGGAATTGGCATGGGCCGACGCCGTGCGCAAGCACACCGGCATGCCTGTGATGATCCACACGCCGCTGGCGGTCGCGCAGCAACTGGCCGCGGAAGCTCGCCTGATCGGGCTGGAGGCGACCGTATGCCGCGAGGCTACGGACGTGACGGACGGCATCAACATCACGAACTATGACCGGCTGCACAAGTTCGATACGTCGATCTTCGGTGGCGTCGTTCTCGATGAGTCCGGCTGCATCAAGCATCACAACACGCGCACGTTCCTGGACCTGACGGAAGCCTACCGCGCGACGCCGTTCAAGCTCCCGGCATCGGCCACACCAGCGCCTAACGACTGGACCGAGCTTGGCACGCACGCCGAGTTCCTGGGCATCTGCACGCGAACGGAGATGCTGTCCGAATACTTCTGCCACGACGGCGCTGAAACACAGGTCTGGCGCCTCAAGAAGCATGCGCGATCGCTGTTTTGGAAGTGGGTTGCCACATGGGGCGCGATGGTTCGGCGCCCGTCTGATCTCGGGTTCTCGGATGACGGCTACATCCTGCCGCCGCTCGAAATGTTCCAGCATGAAATTGACTTCGAAATCGTCAATGACGGCCAGTTGTTCGCCACTGAGGCGCAGTCGCTGAGCGAGCGCAGGCACGCGCGCAAGATGTCGGCAAGCAAGCGAGTGCAAGCATGCGCCGCGCAGGTCAACGCCGAGCCTAATGAGGCATGGGTGGTCTGGTGTGACCTGAATGCAGAGGGCGATGCGCTGACAGCCGCGATTGACGGGGCCGTACAGGTCGCCGGGTCTGATGACATTGATACGAAAGAGCGCCGGCTTATGGACTTTGCCGCGGGCCGCTCGCGCGTTCTCGTTTCAAAGCCGTCCATCTGCGGATGGGGGCTCAATTGGCAGCACTCCGCGCGCATGGCTTTCGTCGGTGTCAGCGACTCATACGAGACTTTCTATCAGGCGGTTCGCCGGGAATGGCGATTCGGGCAACCGCGACCAGTTCACGCGCACATCTTCGCCTCAAGGGCGGAGGGCGCGGTAGTGGCGAACATCAGGCGCAAAGAGATTGACGCGGCACTGATGGCCGAGCAGTTGAGCGCGGAGACGCGCGAGGCAGTCACTGCCGAAGTGGTCGGATTGAAGCGCGAAACCAACAATTACAACGCCGCGCGCCGGATTTCCGTGCCGTCGTGGCTTAGGAGTGAAGCAGCATGAACTGCATTGAACAAACCGCTACCGATCAATGGACGTTGCTTAATGGTGACTGCGTAGAAGTATTGCGCGGACTGCCGGCTCACAGCGTCGATTACTCGATTTTCTCGCCGCCTTTTTCTAGCCTGTACGTTTATTCCAACAGCGTGCGGGATATGGGCAACGTGCGCAACGATGCTGAATTCTTCGAGCATTTCTCACACCTCGTCGCAGAGCTTCGCCGGGTGATGAAGCCGGGCCGACTTGTGTCCTTTCACTGCATGGACTTGCCGACAAGCAAGGAGCGTGACGGGTATATCGGAATCAAGGATTTCCCTGGCATGCTGATCCGCGCATTTGAGGCGCACGGATTCATCAACCACTGCCCGCGCGTCACGATCTGGAAGTGTCCGGTTGTCGCGATGCAGCGCACTAAGGCGCTTGGTCTGCTGCACAAGACGGCGCGTATGAACGGCAGTATGACGCGCACCGGCATCCCCGATTACCTGATTACCGTTCGCGCGCCCGGTGACGTTGGAGACGATAACCGCGTAAGGCACTACCGCGACGAAGCCGAGTGCGTCGCAGAGTGCGAAGCAAATGGACTCGAATACGCTAAAGAGCGCGCCCGCATATTCCCGGTAGAGACGTGGCAGAAGTACGCCAGTCCGGTGTGGTCCGATATTGATCCTGGCGACACGCTGCAATACATGAGCGCCCGTGAACACGAAGATGAACGGCACATCGCACCTTTACAGTTGGAAGTAATCCGCCGCGGCATCTTCCTGTGGACGAATCCCGGCGACGTGGTTTTGACCCCATTCGCCGGCATCGGCTCCGAACTCTACGTAGCCGTCGAAATGGGCCGGCGCGCGGTGGGCGTCGAACTCAAGGCGAGCTACTACCAACAGGCCGTGCGCAATCTGCACGCGGTTGGGGCGCAAGGGTCGCTGTTCGGGGCTGCCGCGTGAAGTACTACGAGCACCATCTCGGCGACTACATGCGCAGTTGCGCGCATCTGTCGCTGCTTGAGCACGGCGTCTATCGGCGCTTGCTGGATGTGTACTACTCGACCGAGGCAACGATACCGGCAGCACAGGCCGAAAGGCTTGTGTGTGCCAGGACTCACGACGAGCGCGAGGCGGTGGCTGCCGTACTTTCTGAATTCTTCACGCAGGAAGGCGACCAATGGCGTCACTCGCGGTGCGATGCGGAGATCGATCGGTATCGCGAGAAGCAAGACAAGGCGCGAAAGAGCGCTGAATCGCGATGGAACAAGCCAGCGCATAGCGAAGGCAATGCGGACGCAATGCGAACGCATAGCGAACGCAGTGCGAAGGCAATGCTAACCAATAACCAAGAACCAATAACCATAGAGTCAAAAGAATGCACTACGTGCATAGCTGACTCGCCTTCGGCCGAGTCAGCCGGCGACGCTCCAACCGATGAACTTGAAGGCAGGCGCAAGCGGTCCGTGATCGCGTGCCCGGTGCAGCGCATCGCTGACTTGTGGGACGAAGTGTTGCCCGAACTGCGATCACCGATTGTCTGGAACGATGCCCGCAAGACCGCCGTCTCTACTCGCTGGCGAGAAATGGCCGTCTTCCACGGATGGAAAACTCAGGACGAAGGCGTCGATTGGTTTCGGCGAACGCTCGTGGCTATTCGCGGATCGCCGTTTCTGATGGGGAAAGTGCAGCCGCGCAACCGGGACCAAAAGCCGTTTGCGCTCACGCTGGATTGGATGTTCGGCCCTAAGAATTTCCTGAAAATCGTCGAAGGTCGATACCATGAATAAATCTAAACGGATGGTGGCGGACCTTCCGCAGCGGGAGGAAAAACCGCAGGCCAAGGCGGTTGAATCGTGCTCTGCCCATGACTGCCCGCTTCCGGGATCAATGCGCCCGGAGAATGGCGAGCCCATCTGCGGCGTCCATTTTCTTGCCAACCCGAAAGGCTGGCCGAAAGCGACGGCGGTAATTCTTGACCATCTGCGGCTGCACGACATGGCCCGTCAGGCGCAACTTTGTGGCACGCCAATGTCAGCCAGCCACGAATCAGCCACGCATCTGTTCAACGCAGCCAAGGCGCACGGGCTGGTTTTCAACGACGAGCAGCGCGCCAACTACAAGCGGGCCGGAATGAAGTTACGCGCTGCGGGTGAAATCGTCGAAGCAACCATAAGCGCACTGGCAGTGAAGGCCGCATTCGTGGCGCCAGAATCGAACGCCGACTACTCGCACGAGCGGGAAATTTCGGCATTCAATCTGGCGGTTCGCGGACTGACCAACAATCTGAGGCTTGCCGCATGAACAAAATCAAATCCCAACGCCAATGGACCGACTTCGAGGTTGCGCAGTTGAAGCGCCACCGCCTCGCCGGACTGAGTTACGCCGAGATTGGCGCAATCCTCAACCGAAGCGCGGCCGCCATCGGATCGGCCGTGTATCAATTCGACCTGCGCGCGATGAAGCAACCGATCAAGCGCAGCGTGGTGAACCACATTCGATCACTTGCCGCGCTCGGTTACTCGGATCGCGTTATCGGACTGACCGTAGGCCGCACCAGAACGGCCGTCTCACAGATTCGGGACCGCGAGGGCATTCCATGCGGCCGGGCCGCGAAGATTGCACAGAGGGTTGCAGCATGAAAATCCCCTGCACCTGCGGCTGTT